AAGATAAGTTTAATTCTAATTGTCCATCATCTTCCATAATTAAATCATCAGATGAAAAAGGAATATTGTCAGGTAAAATAGCTTCATCACTATTACCCATTTGCCCCATGTCCTCCATCTTTTGAAGACCACGTTTGGCTTCTTGTCGTAGCTTCATTAGAGTTTCTAAACCCCAATATCTTACAACATCGGCAGGAAAAACAAATTCACCTTCGCTGAGTTTGGCATCAATATCATCTCTAACTTCTTCTTGTAAAGAACCTGACGGTACATCATTACCCGACACTGGGTCTATTGTACCACCCTCATCTTTTAAACCACCTTCATTGAAAAGTTCCATCTGTTTATTTAGTGCCATTGACTTCATCCTTCATATATTTAAATTTACGTAAGACAGCAATTGCACCTTGACTTCGGTGCATTAAAATTAAATTATCAGATTGCTCTAAAGCTTTTTGTTGTTGTTCAATTAAAACGTCTAAATAACTATTGAACGCTTCCCACTGTTCCTTGTTGTTCACCAGCGGCTTGAGCTTGCTGAGTATTTGCTTGTTCATTTCCTGTAAACCCTCTTTCGTTTGGCACTGGTGCTTGTCCAACACCTATAGTTCCACCACCTGTTCCCGTTGGGTCATTGGCATCTGCACCTGCTACTGGCTGTTGGGGCTGCGCAGGAGTTTGAAACTGTTTCATAAGTTCAGCTTGTAGTGCAGCTTCACTCATGTTGTTCGTTACTTTTTCAGGGTCTAATCCAAGTGACTTGGCTATTTCTCTTATTACATATTGAAACTTTGCAAATGGTGCAAGAGCAGGATTACTTGCTACACCTAAGAATTGCATAAGCCTTTGACTACGAACTTCGTTTGCCATTAGACTTTCTGTTCCACGTGCTTTAACTTCTAAGTCACCTTTAATGTTTGGGTCAAAATCAAACTGCATATTGAATCTAAATAAACCTTCACCCAACGGTCTAAGTAAATAATCATCTATATTTTTAATAACAGTTTTAACACCACCTGATGCTGCATTCATTAACATTGATATACCACTTGCTGTTCGTCCAACACCTGATACACCTGTTTGTCCATGAGCAAAAGATGGAAAGCCTGTTGACTCGTCTGATAACTGTCTTGCTTTATCAAACAACATCATATTTTCAGAACTTACATTTGGATACTTTGTACCAAACAATGCTTGTCCCGGTGCGCCACCTTGTCTACGGAATACTTTTCCCGGATACAACGATAAGTCTTGTCCCGGAACTAAGTTTGTTTCATCAACTTCAAATACAAGATTACCTGATAAGACTGCATTATCGACAGCCATACGCATAAAACCATTCATCAATGTTTGTGTATCGTCCATATTTTCTGCGATACCAACTCCAAAGAAACTATATGGATTCAATTCATATGGTGATGCAACATAAGGTATCTTTGCAGGTTTAAATGGATTTAAAACCATACGCAGTAATTTATCATTACAAATCCAAACGTTTGCTTGTAATTCATCAAAGTCTTTTAATTCGTTTGGTATTTCAACACCTTGTTCTTCAAGAATGTCAATATCGACCATACCCCAATATTCAAAGATTTCAAATCTATCTACACCATGTTCAGGTGCATAATCAGATAGGTCATCTTCCCAATATTTTTTAGTATAGTTTTCGCCCATGTTAATAACTTCATCTATAACTTGACTTCTAAAGTATGGACGCTTTTTTAAATTACGTAGTTGTGAACGTGACATTTTATGTCGTTCAACAACAAACTGTGCTTCATCTATATTGTTTGCATCTGGGTCAGGATAAAAGTTCCAAACCGATACGTGATTAACTTGTGGTATAGTTTTGAAAAGTGGGTCATACTCACCTTCATCATTCCAATTAGCATACTCTTTATCAACAGCAAAAGGACCTTTCATAATACCTGTACCAAATAAAGCCATTTCAAATGAACTACTTCTTAAACTTTTCGTTGCACCTGATTCTTCTAATTGGTCATGTATTTTCTTTTCCATCTTTTTAGCTGCTATCATAGCAGGACTAAACTCAATAGCTGTTGGAGTTTGAGCAGGACCTTCTTTTAGTTTATCTTGAATAGGCTCTAGTTTTTCATCAAGAGGTCCTAGCTTATCTAATAAACTTTTCTGTGTAGCACCTTTAGGTAAATCATTTCCATCTCCATTAAATCCATATGGACTTTCACCTTGTGGCGATGGTGGTTGATTAGGTTGTGGTTGTGTATCAAAGTGTACATCTTCTACAACACCTTCAGGTAATTCTGTTGGTTCAATAGATAATGGAAACTTATTATTAGCAAACAATACATCAACAATTTGTCCGTAAGCTGCTAATGTTTTTGTTTTTGTTACCTTAATAAATACTCTCGATTTTTCAGCTTCAGTAAATTGAACATCAGGTCCGTATAAACCACGATAGTTTCTATAAGCTCTTAGCCATCGCTCTTCGTCTTGGTATCGGTAGTCTTCTGCACGTTTGTATCGTTCATGTATAAATCCAATAATTGAAGAGACAGAACTATCTGTTTCTTGACTATCATCTGTATCATCTAATGCAATCGCATCATCTTCAATCATTATTTCTTCTTCTGCCATATTTATATCCTTAATATCCGAATGTTGAGTCTGCTACTCGTAAACCCCCAGTGGGTGTACCCGTAGGGTCGTAATCAAATATGCTAAATCTTGGTCTTGACATTATACCATATCTTAACGCATCATACAAATGGTCTTCCGAATGCGTGTCAATATCCTCTGGATTTTTTTTGTCCAAGGGCAACGCAGGCAATTGGGAGATAATGTTCGTGCAACTATTAAAGAAAACAAGGCGCGGCTCCTCTGTCCAACACACCGTACTTAATATTACCATCGCCACTTTCTAACTCCATAACCATTTCTGCTAAATCAGTAGCTAATACTTTGGACACATATAATTCTCTATAAACAATCAATTGTTCTGATGGTGAAACAGCAAACCATAATACACCACTAAAAGAACCATATCCATAATCGCATGCTCTAAACTTTACCCAATTTGACGGAATTGTAAAAGGTTCAATAACATGAGCAGTTCGGTCAAACTCTGTAAAGGCAGCACCTTCTTTAATATCCCAGTCTCCTTCCAACAACTGCTTACGTTGTTGCTCTGGTAAAGATAAAAGCATTGCTTCATAATCACCAGTCTCTGACAAGAAAGGATTGTCAGAAAGTCTTGCAGGTATAAATCGTCTTTTAAATAATGACTCTCCTGCTTTTGGGTGTCCATGCGGATAACGTAGAACTTCTGTTGTTTCTATGTTCGTTGCGTCAAAAGACTTTCCGTATGGTGCTGGGTCAATAAACATTTTCTTAACCCATGCATGCCCCCTACCTCCGGGGTTAGTTGTTGCCCTCATAAAGATAGGCAAATCAGGTGCAGTGGAACGTAGACGACTTCGCATGTAATCCCATGCATATGGTGTGGACCATTGTGTCAGTTCGTCAAAACCTATCCAGCTAAACGCTAGACCCTGATAACGCAAGACATCTTCATCTCTATCGAGGTATGACATCCACAACCTTGCGCCAGATGGTGCGGTCCACTGCATCTTTCTTTCTGACCACTTAATGCCGGGCCATATTTTAGGGTATAACTCTTGCGATTTAAATATAAGTTCTCTTAACTCTTCGGTCGTATGTCGCAAAAGCAATCCACTAAACTGTGGATGCCCCATATATCTTAAAGGGTCAGCAAGCATGGCATAACTCTTGCCGCCACCTGCACTGCCACCATAAAGAACTTCTCGTTCACTTGCTGCCAAAAAATCAGTTTGAGGTCCTACATTTGGCTTGAACAACACATTGGCTGTTTCTTCAATTGGTGTTACATCATCTAGGTTTGATTCAGTTATATTAACTGCACTACTTGATGTATCAAGCTTCGGCTTCTTTTGCACCTGTTCTTTGGGTTTCAATTTCTTGCGCTTTGGCGATTGCCTTTTCCGCATAGTCTGCCCACTGGCGGATGCCTTTAGCTTTGTTCTTACGCTGTCGTTCATTTTCCAACCGTTTTCTTAACCCTACATGAGAAATATATCTACCAGTATTAGAAGATAACCAATTAGCTACTTCTCTATATGAATACTGAATAACGTGTGTTCTTGCTTCATCTAATAAATCTAGTTCTTTTTTTATTGGGTCGAGTATATCAGGGTCGGACTCATTTTGTTTATACCCAAAGGGTATTGTTCGTGCTATGCGTGGAATTTGTGTCCACTCATTATTTTCTTTAATATCTGTTGGTTGTGGTAGTTTCCACTTTCCTATACTACGTGCCATCATTAACTTCTTTTGGTGGCATTAGCATTACACCACCTGTCGCTTCTACTTGAACTTTTTCTGTTTTGATTAAACCACTTCTATCAAGTAATTCTTTTGCTGCAGACATCTTATCACGAATGCCAAGTTCTGTTGGGTCATACAAACCACCCACCATAGCCATTGCAGCTTTTGGTGCATTACGTGCCATATAAAGTTGTGTAGCTTCTAGTATCTCTTCTTTTAAACCTTTAACAATAGCTGATGTTTGTGTGTTATCAGAATAACCTGCAAGTTTCTTCGCAGTCACTACATCACCATTTGCTTCTTCAAAAAGAACACTTAGAAACTTTTCTTGTCTTTCATTAAGTTGCCTAGACATTTTCTTTTGTTTCCGTTTTTGATTGAACTTGCACAGAAGCTCTGTTTCCATTTACATATAAACCAAACCAAGCTGCACCTGCACCAACAACCACAGATACAAAACCTGCTTGTGCATTATTAGGGTCTGGTAAACTCATAAACCAATTACAAGTTTGATAGAACACTATCATGTACGCTAAAATTAATGCACGTGGAATAATCCGCCATGCATCTAACTTTTCAGGAGTAATCACTTAACTTACCAATTCGAAATGTGGCGCATCAATAAATGCCCGACGGCCCTGTGAGCGTCTGAGGTCTACGTAAGCATTCATTAAATCTTCAGATGAACCTTCCCAATCAGTTAGGTTTTGATGCCACGCTGCACCCCATCTTAATTTTACATTATTATTTAAAGCAGCTTCTTTAAAAGCATCAGCAATGTCATCGTACAAATTGAGTTCCCAAGAAATTCTTGAACCTAAATAAGCGACAACATCGACAGCATCACCTGTCAAGTGAAGACTTTTCATTGTTTGACTTGCGCCCTTATCTACAAGCTCACGTTGTTCTGCTTCCGTTCTTAAACCACAGGTCACACCAAAATCAATTTTAGACAGTTTGATGGCCTCGCAAACTACTGAATGCATTTCATTTTTAACACCATTTAATCTTGATAAACTCTTTTGTGAAAGTTGGAATGCCATCTTATAT